GATGAGATTGCTCCTTCTTCATCTGATGGCGAAGCTACTCCTGCGGCTGATATTACAAAGGCAGGTAACTATGCAGAAATCCGTTTCACAGCATCAGGTGTAACTGCATCAAGCTATGTTACAGCAGTAAGAGCTTTGGTTCCTGCAACTATCGGTAACACCCGTGTACAGTCTGTAATGGCTATGGAGTTCAACTACACTGCGGCTTACTATGCTTATGCACTCTTACAGGATAAGCTTCAGTATAATCCTAATAGAATTGTAGCTCCTGGTTGGGATGATCAGAACCTTATAGCCATGGGCGCTACAATACCCACAGCAGGCATCGCAGATGTTTCTCCTCTCCATAAGGCTATTATGAATGCCGCATATTACGGCAGATGCGGAGCAGGCTTACTTGATATTCCGCTTAGTTGCACACAGGATATGGTTAAGCCTTACGCTACAAAGCTCTCAGAGCTGACTGCCCCTAATCCTTTGGAGAATAACGCTCCTCTGTATGTCACAAACTGCGGTCTGTTTGCCCCTTGGGGTCAGTACAGACTTGTGGGTATGAACAAGATGATCCATGTAGCTCCTTCTCTGCTTGCTATGCTTATTCAGAGAGCGCAGATACTCAATCAGTCCATTCAGTATGAGTGGTTGCTTCCTACTAATAAGAAGCATAACCTCAATATCGGCAAGATGGATCATGAGTATACTAAGGCTATCCTCGACGAGTGGCAGGATATTGAGGGCGTAAGCATCAATGTCATCACAAACATCCCTGGCTCGGGTATCATCTGTTGGGGTAATTCAACCCTGTTCAATGTTCCCCCTGCTACTTATCAGGCTCTTGCAAACCTGTCTACAAGATACCTCATGAACGCTGTGGAAAACCAAGTGTACATGGTAAGCTTGGGCATCACATTTACCTACAACAATAAGCAAGCTCTCAGTTCTTATGTGGTAGGATGCTCACCTATCCTCGATACTATGCGTAATGTCGGTGCTATTGAGGACTACAGAATTGAAGCTAATACAGCTATCAACGGGGACGACTTCGTAAACGCCCAGACAATCGTGGGTCGGATCCATATGTCCGTGTATGGTGTTGTAAACGACATCGTTACTGACCTGTATGCGCTCCCTCCGACAGCAGACCTGTCTCAGTTCGGAGAATAATAACGCTTGACTCGGCTATATATAGTCGTTTCAAATACACATCCTTTCTAAGAGGAGCCGTCCAATAGGGCGGCTCTTTATTTTAATATAATGTTGATAGCAACTTGACATCATGTTTGTTTTGTGGTATACTTAATGTAGGGGGTGATAATGTATGGCAACAACACATCTTTCAGATAGTAATACACGCATAAGTTTGACTATACCTAAAGAATTGAAACATCAATTAGAGCAGATAGCTAAACAACAGAATCGCAGTCTTAATAATTTAATTATCACAATATTAAAGGCTAAGGCTCAGGAGTGTGATAACAGTGATGTATAAAAAGATATGTCCTATATGTAATAAGGAGTTTGAGACTAATAGCGCAAGGCGTATATATTGTTACGATGATCATTATATGAATTGTCCCATGTGTGGAGAGCCTGTCAAAATTGGATTGAATAATTATACTAAGTATTTACGACAAGGTGCTCCTCATTGTTCAAAATGTAAATATATTGCTGAAAGTAATACTATAAATAGTAAAACTCCTGAGCAGAAGCAGATGGCGTTAGAGAAACGTAAACAAACTAATTTAGCTAAATTTGGCACGGAATGGGCTTCACAAAATTCAGAAATTCAGAAGAAAGTTGTAGCGACAAATATGTCAAGATATGGAGTAGCCCGTCCTTTACAGAACATAGATATTTATACTACTATGTTGGAGTCTAATAAGCAGAAGTATGGGGAGAGTATGGTATCTCGAATACCAGAGTTTAAGCAAAAAACTGTCCAAAAGTTGAAACTTCAAGCCTCAGCACTTAAATTGAAACGATGCAACACAATTCTTGAAAGATACGGTGTAGATAACCCGATGAAGTCTGATGTGTTCAAAGCTAAATTACAAAATACTAATATTGAACGGTACGGGGTACCTTATAATTTACAATGTCCTGAGATATTAGCAAAAGTTAAAGCCACCAATCAGATGAGGTATGGGGGTGATTCCCCTATGGCATCCCCTGTTGTGCGAGAAAAACAGAAAGCCGCTATACGGGCTAAGTATGGAGTAGATTATGCAAGTCAAATCCCTGGGGTTACAGATAAAATTCGTACCACCTGTCTTGCTCGTTATGGGGTGGATTTTGCTTGTATGCGAGACGAAGCCCGACATGGGCTTACACATTGTTCAAAAGTGAATTTAGCATTTGCAGAGTTATTATCTTCCGTTGGCATTGATTATACGGTGGAACGTAAATTAGGTTCTAAGTGGTATGATATTTGTATTGATACTACTGTTGTAGAGATAGATCCTACGATTACACATAATTCTTATAAAAGTTTGTGGTCTAATCAATTACCTACACCACCAAATTATCATTTAATGAAGTCGCAGATAGCCCAAGAAAATGGCTATAGATGTATTCATGTGTTCGATTGGGATGATTGGAGCAGGATACTGACACTGTTAAAACCCAAACAGACTTTATATGCTCGAAATTGTGAGATCAGAGAAGTTGATATACTATCCACCATATGGTTTGAGAATCATAATCATCTTCAGGGATCAGTTCGCAAGCAGATATATAGATACGGATTATACTATAATAATGAGCTTGTGCAATTGATGACATTTGGTGCGCCTCGATACAATAAAAACTATGAATGGGAATTATTGAGGCTATGTACGCATATAGATTATCGGGTTGTCGGAGGTGCATCTAAGCTGTTCAAGCACTTCATTGCAGAGTGTAGCCCATCGTCTATAATTAGCTATTGTGATAAAGCTAAATTTACAGGTGGGGTGTATACAGCTATTGGTATGTGGTTAGACCATGTATCTACTCCTGCAAAGCATTGGTCTAAATCTACTGAGCATATTACAGATAACCTGCTCCGTCAGCGAGGTTACGACCAATTATTCGGTACTGAGTATGGTAAAGGTACTTCAAATGAGCAATTAATGTTAGATAACGGGTGGCTACCCGTATATGATTGTGGTCAGGCAGTATATGTTTGGCGTAAATAGGATACAGTATAAAGAGCTATCATCTGATAGCTCTTTTGTTATATCATTTATCTCAATATTTTTATGAAATTTGAGTCGTTATATATAGTAGAGCGAAAGCTTAATATTATAGAAATGGAGTGTGTATAATATGAAACCTACACAGGAGATGATAACAATAGTCGGTGACGGTATTACTGTTACTGCAAGAAAGTATGTAGACGGAGAGCTTACCTGCTCCGCAAGATGTCTGAAGAAGCTCGATGCGGCTTACAACTTCGATAAGCAGGCTACGGATGCTATGTATGCACTGATGACAAAGCAGAATGATAGCGCAGTAGAATACTGTAAAGCTGATGCTGATGTCACCAAAGAATATTATGAGTACAGGAAAGCTCATCCTGAAATGTTCCCCGAGGAGCAGGAAGATGACAAACCTGAATGCGAGGTACCTGAAAGTGATGCACAGGATGAAGCTATAAAGTATCCAAAAATATATCAGTCTGTTGCAGATTATGTCGAGGAAGCCAATCTCATATATTACGCAGGTAGACCTGAAGTATTTTGGAAAGACTTCAAACAGGGTAAATTCATTATAAAGGTATCCCGAGATGATTGGTCAGAGCTTGCGACATCTGCCAAGCCATATGGATTGAGGTGGTCTTCCTGTGATGCCTTGGATATGTGGGAACCATTTGGGTCTGAATGTACCGATGATATATACATTGGTGTAAGCTACTCGAAAGTTGTATATAGTCATGTGGCGAGAGATTTCAGAGAGGGAGTCTGCATTGCATGGGATGACATAAAAGATACATTCAAGACCACAGATACTTCTACTAATGATGCAAAAGATACATCATTACCATGGGAAGACATCATGAACCGTAATTGTATTGTCAGAGTGCGTAAGCAGGATTGGGAAAAATTTGCGGAGCAGGCTGCGGCTAATGATATAATTTGGACAACAGGCGAAGCGTTTAGCGTTGAAACTGTTTATCCTGGATGTCTTACAAACCTTGATGCTGTGTATATAGGATGTGCAGAAATAGACCATGGTTTGGTGTGGTCTAGATTCCCCGAAAGTTTCCATATACCCGAAGTCACAATAATACATTTCTCAGGGTGGTGTGATTATGATTAAGTTTGTAACTATAATAGACGGCAAGGCTATGCTGTATACACAGTATGATACAGGTAACTGCTACGCAAAGCCTGTATTAGAGGACAGAGCAAAATTCATATCCCGAGAGGAGTTCAATCGGGTAAGAACCGATGCTAAGTATGAGTTAGGTAAACATTATGAGGAGGTAGTAAAATGAACGTATTACATGGATGCTTGGAGGAATTAACACAGAACCGAGATTGTAAGCAGAACGAGCTTGATATAGCAGAAAGAAAGTTACTCGAAGCTACAGTTGATGCTGATGTGCTTGATAGCTTTATAAATGCAGTAGATAAAGTGACTGACAGAGTACAGCACAATTATGAGGTGGGTTATGGAGGTGACGTTAGGTCTGTTAATTTAGGGTTTGATATTGATTATCCTTATACTAAGTTCCCTACATCACACTTAGCCGAGCAACTTGCTAAGATATACAAATTTAATGGTATGCTTCTCGCATTCAAGTACTGCCATGACTATGATTTTGATCCTGATTGGTCAGATGATACTGAAAAGGTTCTTATAATATATAATACTAAGATGGGGCGTTATTCATATGTACATTCAGCATCGTGGGTATACAGTGCCGTAGCTTTCAGTTCTGATGATATTGCTGAAGAGTGTTGCAATTGGCTTAATACAATAGATCCAAAGGGGGAGTTGATATTATGAGTTATCCCACTATACCTGTAAATCACAATAAATATCCCAAGTGGGCTGAACCCTTGCATGATAATATAGTTCAAGCTATACAGATGAATATGCCTTGTCTTGTGAATACTACAGAAATCACTGCGGATGTGTGGTATTTGCCCTATGGAGTTAGCGAGGATGATAGTAGTGCTTGTGCAACAATATCATTTCATTTTGTTAAGTATGATACTTCTTTGATAAATCCTTTGCGTAATTCTGATCTGAGTATAAATGTATATTTAGCGGATAATATGCTCTCTGCTGAGGGGATAAAGTTTATATGGGAGCATACTACATTTCGTATTCAGACTATGCTTTCGCAAATAGTTCGATGGGATATATTCGGTCAGTTTGATGATAAAATCGTTAATGGCTTCGGAGGTTGAAATATTATGGATAAACTAAATGTATTAATATATGACACACTCATGGAAAAACTTGCTGAATTGGAGCAGGATATTTTAGGGTACTCACTCGGCAGACCCTCGGTGGAGTTGGATGCCAAGCTGTGTGTTATACACCAAGTAAGAGATATAGCGGAGCAGTCTAAGATGAAGATGGATACTATCCCTAATGGTGGTGCAGCTATATTTACTATTCATGACTGTGAATTTGATGCTAAAGCATTTGATCCTTTATTGAAATGCTTAGAGAGTAATAACATAATATGTGTAGCCATAAACGACAAGGTAGACACCTGCGGCTATGATAGTGTTGACGATGCGATGTTATACTTACACGCAATAATCGTATCTATGGATGAACGCCGACAGAAAGCAGAGGACCACAGCAATGAGACTGTTTGAAGAAAGCCGAGAGCTTGATAGAGCTATGGAAGTGATCAATAGATGCATCCGTAGAGGCGCTATGGTCCGTCTTGTAGCTAAAGATAATCCTGATATGAGCATTAAGCTAAATCATGAGATGAACTTAGTTGTTGCAGATATGGCATATACCACAGATAATGAAATTCAAATCTATGATAGGAGAGATATTATATGAATATTAATACCTTAGAGGACTCCCGTAGAGAAATCCTTAGTAGAGACTTCTCTACAGAGTTTGTAGCAAAGATGCAGAGAGCTATTGAAACATCACACTATAAATACGGCTGGATGTCCGATACATACCCTGAGCTTGCGCAGGCTGTAAAGTGTATACAGGAGAGATTAGATTTATATAATAAGACACATAACAAGGAGTACCTTGTTGATGTAGCAAATTTTGCTCTTATTGAATACAAGTACCCATCGTATCCCGATGCTACATATACACCTACTGACAGTGATCAGTCTCCTGGACTTGCAGGTGGTATATCATATAAACAACTCATGGAAGAATAGCCTGCTCCGATAACTCCGATTTGTATATCCTGCATCGGAGTTATCTCCATATTTTTATACAATCTGAGTCGTTAATGTATATAGACGAAGCTGAAAATTGTATAGAGAAGGAGGATGACAAGATATGAATTTATGTTATTGTAGATTTCAAGGATGGACAGAAATTGACGGTGTAAGGGGTGCTCGATTACAATTTGTACGCAAAGATGGTTCTTCTTTTTATGGTATAGTAACTCGTAACACTTTAAAAGCAAATCATACTCCTTATTCTGATGAAGAATGGAATAATCTTGATTTTGAAAATATGAAGAGAAGAGTATGTGGTGGTTATCGTTACAAATTTTCTGAAGAAATGATAGCTGTCACATTTGCACCTGAAGATGAAGATTGAGGTGATAAAATGAAAGTTATCGTTAAACCTGCAGTATGTTTTGATGGTTATGGATCTCAAGATACAGCAGATTTCCATGTCGATGAATCAGGACATTTATTTGTTACATTACATTCTACTTGCTATAAATGTCATAAGCCATTAGTGGCGAGATTCTTGATATGGGAGGCAGTGACTGAAAGATTCAATCAAGCAGAAACAACTGTATGTAGATGTAAAGACTGTAATATTTATATGAAGAAAAATATTCTTGTATCTATTATAAATGAGGATAAAAAAGTTTGATATAGGAGGTAATTTTAATGACCAATAATGAAAAGATAAAAGAAGCCGAGAGACTGATAGCTGAAGCTACTAAGCTCATTGCTGAGGTTAAGAACAGCAAAGATGATGAAAATATCCTTGCAGACTACATCAATGCGTTCACAGTTCAAGATAGGATGTACTATATTGATGGTGATGATGATGTAGACTATGAGTTTCAATGTTCATTTGATGCTACGGAATCGGCTCCATACAGGTATTATCCTACATTAAAACTTGCGGAGCAGGCTAAGGCTATGAAGGACTTCAACGACAGGCTGTTAGCATTTAAGTATTGCTATGATGCAGACTATAAGCCTGATTGGAGTGATACATCTTGTGAAAAGTATTATGTATATTATTCTAATCGTTACCATAAATACGATGTAGATTCTGTGACTGTTTGTGACTTGCATAATATTTATTTCAGTACAGAGGAGATCGCACAAAACTGTGCTGATTGGCTTAATTCTTTAAAGGAGGACTAATCCATGGAAGAGTACGAACAGAGACTAATGGCAGCTATCAACGCTACAGACGATGTTACGCCCATGGACGTAGACACTGTATGTGAGTTGCTGACTAACATATTCATCGACGATCCTGACAACTTCAATATGTATTGTCCATTAAGCAAAACTAAGATAGAGCATCCTGAAAAAGCAATGACAGAGTTCTTAGAGAACGTGTGCATGGACTTTATCAAGGAAGTCAAGTTAGACGGTTGCGTATACAAATTCGATGCGGTCACAGGCTATGGTGATTACTTCGATTACAAGACATTCAATGTAGATTATTATAATCATAAGGTCTATATCGGAGATGAATACTTCTAAGGAGGTAGTGCTATGGATAATATTGACGGCTACATAACCAAAGATGGCGTATATCGTATCGTAAGTAAGCTCAGGGCATTAGGTGATATATCAGAGAATGATGCTCATGCATTTTGCGAGGCTATAAAAGATATGCCTGCAAAGCATATAAAGGGATTATCAGAAATCGATAAACCCATAGAGTATAAAGCTTTCGATAGCGTACATATAAACCGCATAGGTAATAAGATGGTTGCATTAGAGCCACACATACTGAAGCAAGATGAGTTGTTGTCAAGAATATATGGTGTATTACGTCCTATGAATGAATGGCTTTCATCTGAAGCAGTTAGCGAATGCTTCATATTGGACCCTGTTTGTGATAAACGAGGTCAATACTGCGGTGCAATAGAAAACCTGTCAGCAGAAATCAAGAACACTATATTATAGTTAGGGGGTGTATGTATGAGTGTGTTTAAACCAGGGGATTTAGTATTTGTGTATATGGATCACAGGTTGGACCGTGTATCGGTAGTAGAACGAGTTGAAGAGACATATGTATATGTTGATGGCGCACCATATATTGGTGCATTTCATAAGGGTGGAGCGCATTTGTTCCGAATAGAAAAAGCAACAGATGCAGAGATAGAAGATTATATACGACACATTAAATTCTTACCGTCTAATCATAATAGAGTTTCTGAGCCAGGCATTTCCGATTGGGTAAGAAATTTTATGTTGGATAAGGTTCACCATGCAAGGGTCAAATCGGCTGAGATAAAGCTGTCAGATGGTGAAATGTGTCAAGGAGTGGATGTGTGATATGAATATAAATGAAGCTATAGCTATACTGAGTGATCCTACTAAAGATGTATTGATTATCGATAATGCAGAGCTTGTAGGGTGGCTGAAGGAACTACAAGAAGCAAAGCAGTACCTTGGTGAACTGTTGACTATAGTAACCTCCTTCGGCTTGGCAGATTTACATCGGTGTGGTCAGGTCGATAATTCATGCCGCTTCTGCGAGTATTTCAATCACGAATTAAACCATGGTTTATGCGAAGACCATGAATATTTTGTATGGGAGCATTCAGTAGAAGCATATAAACTTATAAAGGGAGATGATATAAAGCATGGACAAACTGAGACAAGTGTTTACTGACTTATATAACCGTATACAATCAAAGTATGGATATACGGATGAACAAATGCAAGCATACTCGCAAGCATATATTGATTGCGCATCCGAAGGACAGGCACACACTGATAAATTAAGTCAGATGTTGCGTGATGCTGTATCCGATATGTGCGATGCCCTTGATCTACTTGAAAAGGCTAACAAGGATATAGCGGAGCAGGCAGGAATGTTCTCTAAGTGCCGTTCTTGCGTATATGTTGAATGCATGAGCGATGGTACTCACGAACTGCATAGATGTACTCATGATCAAGAGTGTTGGTGTGGTGAATACTATAAGTGGCGCTATGCTGATGCTGTAAACAAACTGTTATCCAAACACGCAGATGAGGAGAACAAACATGAGGGATGAGAACAATTCACTCGGATACTTAGGTTTAGTCGTACTGATAGCATTCATAGGTATATTTCTTAAAAGCTGTTGGAGCGGTTCTGTAGCCGACAACGATATACATTCACACAGATACATCGTAGTCGCAGGAAAGTATTACCCTACAGAGGATATAGATTATATCGATACCGACGTAGTATTTCATGATAAGAACGTCATCACAATTCATTTCAAGGATGGGGTGACTTACCAAACCCAAGAGGGTCAGTATGTGTTTGCCGAGGATATACCTGATGATGTAATGAAGAATAAAGGGATATGTTACGGGATTAGTAACGACAAGGAGTGATTTTAGTGGGCTTAAATATGATTGTCGATAACTACGCCAATTATGGGGAGTGCTTCGGATATAATAAAGATGAACAGTTTCTGTTTTCGCTTAGTTATTTATGCGCTATTGATGCATTTCATGATTGGGATGTATCGTTGTGTGACGTAAATAGTCGATATGACTATATGGTGGAGTATTTTCGCATTGCACAGTTTACACCACCAATACAATTGACCCGAGAACAATTCACCCATTTCATACAATTATATCAAGCGGATCATAAACTAATTGGTTTATACCCCTTCAAAGAACAGACATATATCCCATCAGAGGATTATATCACAATTCAGTGGATGTGAGGTGATAATATGGAGAAACCCAATAGAGTTATTGTAAATGCGATAGAACTTGGCTTATCTAATGGTCATATTTGGATAGACTTTAAATCTGTGGCAGCGGTACAGTGGCAGTTCATATCGACCGATAATTATGCCTTAAAAATATGGCTGACAGGTCGAAATGATCCGTTTGTATTTACTCTTACAAGAGTTACATTGATTGAGTATTTAGCCACAATTGGCTTGCCATCGCTAAAAGATGATGAATAAAAGGAGTGTAATTTTATGTACTTAAACAATGAAAAAGATAAGACCTCTGCTAAGGCGATAGCTACCTTGAGGTATGATGAGCATTCAAGTCATCGAGATTTACTTGCTGAGTTCTATCATTTTAATAAATATTATCTGACAGAGCAGATGAAGGATGCCATAATCGATGCAATAGAGTGCTTGGATTTTGCAGATAAAGCGCAGGCTATGCTCACTGATGAACCCATTGTATCCTATAGCATTGAAGTAAAGAATGCTGTGGCTAAGTGCGAAGCAGAATGGTCTTATTGCGATGATCATGGAAATCCTGCACCATGTCATTGCACTAATTGTGGTTGTAGGGCATATACTGAAGATGGTAACGCAGGGTGTGAGACCATTACTGAGGATATTCTATCTAAGTTCTGCCCGAATTGTGGTTCAAGAATGAAAGATGTCAATTAATGCTACTATATGAGGTGATATATAATGGATGAGTTCATAAATAGAAAAGATGCATTTGAAATTCTTCAATCAAGACTTGATAGCATTTCACAGATGTCTTATTTAAACATGGATTGGCATGAACTTGAGATTATGCGTGATGCTATTGAACACGCTATTGATGATGTGGGAGAAGTACCATCCGCAGATGTACAGCCCGTGGTACACGCTTATTGGATAGAACTGCCAAAGGCGTTAAATCCTAATGAAAACCCTTGCAAATGTTCAAACTGCGGTCACATTCTGAGCTTCATGAATTACTATCCAAAAAGCAAATACTGTCCCAACTGCGGTGCCGACATGGGAGGTGATACAAATGGAAGAATACATGAGCAAGACTAAGTTTGAAGAACTGATGCGTAAAAAGGCGAGAAGTAATTTTGATTTATATTATGTCAGTAAATCAAAGCATTATCGTGATTGTGCATTAGGATATAATATGGCTGCTGACGATGCACACGGTTTTCCTGTCGCAGATGTACTCCCTGCGGAAATCATCAATCATATCAAACATCGTATGATGGAAACCGCCTTTAACAGCGTAGGATGTACCGACGATGCAAGCAAGACCATCGAGGATATAGCAGATCGTATAGATTTGTGGGTAGACGAATTTAAGCGAGGTGACACAGAATGAACATAGTATTACATTGTGATAGATGCAACAAAAAGATTGACGGAATAGATGAGGTGTTATTTCTTCGTCACGATACAGTTTCCGCTTGGTATGCCACAAGTCTCAATCGCACTGCTACTCAGATAGTAGCCGACGGAGAGAATGCTATACTGTGTGAGGCGTGTCGTGATGAGTTCTATAACTTTATTAAACATAGGGAGCTGATTGGTGATGAATAATTATGGGGTGACACTTCTTGAATTATGTAAAGGCTTGGTTTCTATCATGGAAAAACATCCAGAACTCATGGATAAAGTTGTAGCTGTGCGTACAGAATGCGGCTATTCAGGTGCAACTATCCCTGCTCCAATCAGAGTGTATACGCATAAAAACTTGGAGGGCGTAAGCATATACACCAATGACGATAATCCCATCGATGATTATGATACTTACACGGTGTATAAGTAAGGAGGACCTATAATGAAACGTCGGAAAACCTACAATAAGTATACATATGATAAGATAATGGAAAAGCCCGATGATGTGGAGCTTCTTGAGCAAGAAGTTACAAAAGAGGGACAATCTGATGCTAAGAAAAATGTAGCAAAAATACTTACAAGCGCAAGCATGATTAGTTTTATGTGCGGTGGTGGGTATAGAGCCGAGGGGGTGAGTTACGATGAGGAAGAAGTTGGACTATAAACATCTAATCGAGGATGTGTGTGGATTTACACATGGCATCAATGATGATACATTTAACCAACCAATACCATCTATGACCGCACAGCAAGCTTTGAATGAGCTATGCAATTATTTTCTCGGGGAGGATTGGTATGAACCTACAGGGCAAACGCATCCTGAAGTAGTTAATTTTTCTATAGTCGAACACATAGAGAGAAATTATAAAGGCGCTAAAATCCACCGAAATAAACGATAGGAGGCTTGCCTGATGACGAAAGAACAAGTATGTAGTCAGCAGATAGGTTGTCTATCATGCCCGTTATCTGTACGAATTACAGGTGTATTTTGTGATAGACTATCCCCTGCTGATGTAGAGCGTATAATAAACAACAACCAAAATGATAAAGGAGGAGCAGGTAATGGATAATAAACCACTCGGCATTGTTCACGATGCTTCGGAGCTGAGAAAGCTCATAGCTGAAAATCCCGATTTACCTATATGTGTATTAGTAGGTATGGAAGCTGCAACTGATGAATTTGCTTATACATATTGCACTGATGTAAGAGCACATATTGGTGAGATACTTGATTGCGAGGTATCAACAAGAGAGTATGTCATAACCGATAGAGATGATCTGAAAGATGCTCTCGACGATTTATACTGTGATGAGTATGCTAACCTCAGCGATGATGAATATGACAAAGCAATAGAAGCTAAGATAGCTGAGTATGAGCCATTTTGGAAGAA